TGGCAGTCATGCCGCTATCTTGGTTTAACGACTGCCACACAACCCACAAAGGGCAGTCAGAATGAAGAGCGCAAAAGCGTTAGGCGAAGAAATCCAAGCTTTGCAAGCCAAGGTTCAAGCGATCCAAGCGGTCGCAACTCAAGAAAGTCGCGAATTGCTGGAAGATGAGCAAACCGAGATCGATTCGATCCTCGGAACCGAAGGCAAGCCGGGCCAGATTGAGAATCTCTCGAAGCAGCGAGAGCGAGCGATGAAGATCGAGCAAGCGGTCAGCAACACGGTTCGCCAAGTGGTTGACACTCAACCTTCGGCGGTCGGCAATTTCAAGATCCCGGCAAAAGCCAAGGCGGTTCGACAACTCAAGGCTTTCAAGGGGCCTGATGCCGAGCGTGACGCTTATGCTTCGGGCCAGTTCATCAATGCCGTGCTTGGAAGCGACAAGTCGAAGCAATGGTGTCGCGATCATGGCGTTCTCAACGCAATGGGCGAAAACAACGATCTCAACGGCGGTGCTTTGGTGCCTGTCCAGTTCGAGAACAGCGTTATCAGCCTGCTCGAAGAATACGGAGTGTTTGCGCGGTACGCTCGCAATTACCCGATGACTTCCGACAGCGCAACCTTACCTCGTCGCGTCGGTGGTTTGACCGCTTACGCAGTCGGTGAGAATGCCGAGATCACGAGCTCGGATGCTAGCGTCAATCAAGTGAATTTGACGGCTCGCAAGTTCGCTACGCTGACCAAGGTATCGAGCGAATTGAGCGAAGATGCTGCGATTGCTCTTGCTGACATGCTTGCAACTGAGATTGCTTACGCTCATGCTGTCAAGCAAGACTCTTGCGGATTCTTGGGTGATGGCTTGCCGACTTATGGCAGCATCGTAGGACTTGCAAACGTCCTTGCTGCTGGTTCGGTGGCTACTGCTGCTGCTGGTCAAAACACGGCTGCAGGCTTGACTATCGCTGTCTTCCAAGATGCGGTCAGCAAGTTGCCTCAGTACCCTGGAATCCGTCCGGTTTGGTTCTGCCATTCTGCGGTTTACTGGAATGTTTTGGCTCGTTTGCAATTCGCTGCCGGTGGGAACACCGTGATGGATCTTGCAGGGGCCCCAATGCAACAATTTATGGGCTTCCCGGTGGTCTTTTCTCAGACGCTACCGAGCTCCATAAGCGGATCGACCAAGTTTGCCTACTTCGGCGATCTTGGGTTGGCTTGCACGATGGGCATGCGTCGAAGCTTGACCATTAAGTCTGATGCGTCGCGATATGTTGACTTCGACCAAATCGGAGTGTTCAGCAATATTCGATATGACATCAATATTCATGAGATTGGAACGGCTAGCGTCGCTGGGCCAATCGTTCAACTCAAGGCCGCTGCCTAATTCACAACCAACAAAGGAAAGTAGGTGATACATGAACGCACTTCAGCATACTAAATGGGTCGCTGCAATTAAGCCAGGTGCATTGCTCGACAATGCAACCGCAACGGCTAGCGTCGTTGATGCTCGCAATTGGGACTTCGTTACGATCGCTGTGACGCTCGGAGCAACTGACATTGCGATGAGTGCATTGAAGGTTCAAGCTTCAGACGCGTCAGGTGGGACATACGCTGACATTACCGGAGCGACATTCGACGGAGGGTCGGGTCTTGGCGGTGCTACCTTGGCACTCCCGAGCGCAACCGATGATGGCCAGGTCTGCTTGTTCCACATCGACATGCGAGGGAAGAATCCATTCCTCAAGGTCGTTGCAACCTTTGGCGATGGCACTTCCGGCGGTTACATCTCGGCTGTTGCTTGCCTGAGTCGAGGTAAGATTCCGCCGAGCGTTTCTTCGGATGTTGCAGACGGTGACGTTTGCATCGTGGTCTAGTCTATGGACTTGATCCTTTTGAAAGATTGGAATGGCCTGCCAGTCGGTTTTCGGCTGGTAGGCGTTCAAGCCGGTCAAGCCGAAATAATGATCCAGCGAGGTTTCGCAAGTGCGATTGATAGCGGAAGTAGTGACAAAGCCGACAGCCGAGCCGGTGACGCTCAGCGAGGCGAAAAAACAACTCGAAATCGCAAGCAGCGACACTAGCCACGATACGCACCTATCAGCGTTGATCGGAGCGGCTAGGGAGCAGTGGGAGCACGATACCGACAGCGTGACTTGCTTCCAAACGCTTCGCCTGCGTGTCGCTTCGATCTTCGACGGGTTCAAGCTGCTCAAGACTCCGATTCATTCGATCACCTCGATCCAATACTACGACGGCAACAACACGCTACAAACTTGGGCGTCAAATCAGTATCAGTTGCATGTCGATCAGATCAGGCTTGCGTACTTGGTCACTTTGCCTGTGTCGGCCAGTCGTTGGGACGCTTGGCAAGTCACCTACAAGGCGGGACACTCGCAAGACGGGCAAAGCGTGCCTGAAGCAGCTAGGGCGGCTATCCTGATGCTAGTTGCTAATTACTTTGAGAATCGCGACATGGTTATGTCCGATGCTCTGCAAACGATGCGACCATACGAGATGCTGGTACGTCGATTCATGAGGGCTAGCTACCCATGAGCGGATCAGGACGACCATCAAGACATCGAGTCGGCGCGATGCGACATCGTTGCACGATTCAGCAAGCTACAGAGACGCAAGATGCAAGCGGTCAACCTGTCATCACATGGTCAAATTACGTCGTCAATGAGCCATGCGAATGGAATCCAACGAGCGGCGTTGAGAACATGCGAGGCCGTCAACTTGAGGCAGGAACAAGGGCCGTTTTCGTGGTTCGATACCGATTGGGCTACAATACTCAAATGAGCGTGCTCTTTGAGAACGAGCGGTACGGAATCACAGCCATTAACCGCGTCGATGGACTTCGGAAATACCTAGAAATCATTTGTGCGGCGGTGTTGTAATGGGAACAACCATTGAGATAAACGAATCGCTCATCAAGGAGGTCGATGCGATCCCGCTAACGCTTCGAAATGGGCCTCTAGGTAAGTGTCTCGGGGCGTTTGGCGAAACGATCGCAAGGGCATGCAAATCGCAAGCTAGAAGCTCTCGTGGCGGAAGTCGGCTCAAGTGGTCGAAAAAGTACAAAAACAACCCTGCCTTCCAAAATGATTCGCGGGATCACTTTGGACATAAGGTCATGCGAAACGGTTTGGCTGTCTATGTCGGTGCGAAATTCGACAAGGGCAACAAGCAGCAATTCGTCATGCCTATCAAAAAAGGCACAACGTATGTCCGCAACCTTTGGGGCGAGCCAGGTCAGCAAATACCAAGGATCAGCCGACGTGGAAAGCCGTACAATATGACACGCAAAAAGGACGCACAAACCGCCGACTTTCCGGTGCAAGATCGAGCACCCGTCAAGGCTTTCGATATTACGAAATCACAAGCTGGACAAGCTTTCATGAACGAATTACAAAAGCAAATCAAGGAGCTTCGCCTTGGCTAGAAATCTACAACTCACATCAAAGGTAACCATTGCATCTAGCGGAACCGTTTCAAGTTCATTGACGCTCGAAGGCGGTCGGACGGTGTTTGCGCTCAGAACGCCAACAGCGTTGACAGGCACTACGTTTACCTTTCAAGCTTCCGACGACGCAAACAACTTCTACGCACTTTACAACGGATCGACCGAGTACAGTGTTACAGTTGCGGCATCGCGGTTCGTGGCACTCAATACCGATGTTATGGCCGGTGTTCGATACCTGAAGGTGGTCAGCAATTCGGCTGAGGCTGCATCTCGGGACATCATCGTAATCAACGGGGAGCTGTAATGTCGGCGATCGGCGAAGCATTGAGGACGAAGCTGCTGAGTTACAACACGGTGACCACATTGGTTGGTCAGCGAATGTATCCCGATGCACTTGTCCAAAATGCTCAACTGCCTGCCATCGTTTACTATGTGACATCGACCGAACGAGATCACGCCATTGACGGTGTAACCAAGTCGGCTCATGCTCGAGTGACCTTCGATTGCTACGCAACTACAAGACGGGTCGCAAGCTCAATCAGCAAAGCGATTCGAGAAACAGGAATAGATTTTTTTCGCGGTACTGTTGACGGTTACTCATTTGCAGGAATCGATTTTGACAGTGCCGACGAATACCTAAACGACACTCCAACCGATGGAAACCAAGAGCATCGGTATTTGGTTAGCTTCGACCTCTTGGTGCACTATG